CAGATACTGGATCTTTACCACCAAGAGTAGTAAGACTGTTCTCTATGTACCAACCACCAGGTCCTTGGAAAGCATGTGACCATACCTTTGCCCATGGTAGTTCTTCTCCGTCAGGTGCAGGTAAGAAACGGATGACAGCGTAACCGTTGCCTGCTTTATCGACCTCTAGTTTCCATAGTCTGTCGTCGGCACCGCTTGTGCCTTTGCTGTTCATTTTCTCTATCTCGGTGGTCAACTTAGATGTCAAGCTGCCTAGGCGAGATTGTTTTTTTAGATTTGCAAATGTCATAAATTTGACTCGTAGTATTCGTCGTATTGAATAGATTGGTGGATTAACACCTTGCATACGCAAGTTTAGTATAAACAACTATTTAGGTGTTGTCAACCCCCTAATTACAACGTCTGCAAGGAACTTGTGACCCTCTTTATCAGGGTGTCCACGAGGTGCTCTTGGGTACGGATCATTGGTTACATAATCAACAGGAACCTCAGTATCATGTTGAATTGAGAGAATGTAATGCTTCTTATCTTTCAATATATTTTTGATAGCATGATACATAATCATCTCATCTATGATACCGTATTTTTCACTATAACAATTCTTCAAGAAGTAATGTGGACTGGATGTTTGAACGTTGTTCCACTCGCCCCCGTTATAAAACTCAGTCCTCATTCTCTTTGTCATTTGTATCACAACAATATCATACTGTGACAAGTCATGACTAAGAAGATTTCTAAGCATTCTCCTGTTGCTCCCACCACCAGTGGCAATATTGTAATCCTCTGCACCAAAGTGATTGGCAACTAATCTACTGTACCTCTCAGTTTTTTTATCCTCTAGTTCTGCTCCGAAGGTAACAGAGCACCCATCAAAGTATATCTTCATCGTAATGTAAACCCTCGTTTCCATTTTGTGCTATGATATTCATTCTATTATCATCCTCATCCCATTGTTCAGTTTTAGATTTGTACTGCCACTCAGTCGTATGTCCTACACTCCACTTCTCAGAGTTCTCTACCTGATAGTTCTGTGAGCACACCTCAAAGTCTGGAGTCTTTCTATCCTCTGGTATCAGACTCATATCTCTCCATTGTATTCTATTGTTAGGTTGTGCTGCAAACTGTCCATTGTCAAGTGCTATGATGTTGAATGACTTATGCTCTGGGTCATCCTGACTATAGTTTGTATTCAATGTAGATGATTGAGCATGACAATTATCTATCGTAAAACAATACTGTCCGTCATGCATCTTTCTATCTTTACCAAAGAAAGAGCAGCGATTGAGTAATGGTTTCTCTATGACAGTCAGATCGTAGTCAAAACAATCCCATAATTGTAGTGTGTCAAGTGGTAGAAGTTCATCTGGATTAAAATCTTTCTTCCATACAAATGCACTGATCGGTAGTTTGTCAAATAATGCACCATACTCTGTCAATAATGTCTCAAAGTATAATGCCTTGTGCTGCACACTCTTGACTGTGATCCATGTGCCAGGTGTTATCTCACCATGACCTTTTTGATGGTCGTACAAGAATTCTTTTCTCACATACACCGAGTACGGTGGTAAATTATGAATTAAAAATGACATTAGTTTCTTAGGTTGGATTGTACTTGGTCTAAAGTTCTCTTCATGTTTGAGAATATTGTATTCATATCTGTGTCACCAAAACCCAATGTCTTGGAGTGTGATGTAATATAATCTTTCATCTTCTTTGCTTCGGGATCATCTGACAATGAAAGTCTAGTCCACATAATCTGCTGTCTCTCAAGTAATTCTTTCACTGTATCTATGTGTTCAACTTTTGCCTCTGGACTCATGCTTGGAAACTTGATAATCACATCATATAATTCTTTTTGTAAGCAAGTAATCTCCTCCATCTCTTGTCTTACTTTATCAGACTCAAAAAACTTACTCATGTTTCTCCTTGATTCTACTCATAAGATACTGTCTGTATTTTTCTTTGTCAATATTTAGAAATGGTAAGTACTTCCTTATCTTCATTCCAATCACTCTCCAGACTGGATCTTTCAACTGTTTATCATAATCCTTACAATACCCTATGAGTTTTTCCCAGACACACATCTCCTCCGCACTCACATTACCTGCAAGGTGCTCCTTGAGTATGGGAGGGTGACCTTGTGATGCGTAGAACAATTCATCAATCGTATACTCATCCATCAATTCATCTGTCTTTTGTTTGAAATCATAGTACATACTTTGCTGTCTCTTCTGCCATTTTTTATACACACTCTCACCAGACCTTATGATGTTGCCTATCCACAAACCCTCTGGGTTATCAGTGTCTACAAAGTTTGCAAGAAAGAAATCTCTTATCTCTCCATCTTTATACTTTCTTGACATTTTCTCAAAGAAATATCTATCTTTTCTTTTGTAAAAAGAATCTATCTTTGCTCTCGACTTACCACCATACCTGTGATAGTCATACCTCTCTTTTGTAAAATGATTTTTGTATCCAAGATACTCTTTGTAAGTATCAAAGGGTGTCATAGGTCTTTTGATCATGCATTGCTACACTTTTCTTCATTGTAGCATCTAATTGCTTTGCTGCGGTAAACCATTTAGGATTTGCCGAACACATGTTACAAATCCATGAAGGTTCTAGCACCTCCTTAAATGATTTTCTAATGTCATCACTCGATGAGTCAATACTGGTGGGTTTATATTTCAAATATTTTTGCCATGCTGGATCATCTAATTGATCTGATGCTTCAAGTGATTCTCTGAGATATGACATCATAGGACACTTCCAAAGATGCCCATTATATAACTGTGAATTAGGGCAACTACAATGTTTGAAACTCTCTGTTATATTATTATCTTCGTAAGGGTAATACTTTATTCCATTACTAAAATCATACTTGACAAGATCAAACCAAACTCTTGGTTCTCCATTGTCTAATCTAAATGCTTCACTCAACTCAAAAGTTTTACCATTCATATCCACACCCCTTGACTCTGCATACTTAGCAAATTCATATGCATTCTCCCAATTTCTCACACCCTTTTTCGTATACCATGGAAAATGAAATGTCAATCTGAAAACCACTCCCTTCAACATCTCGTCAACTATCCACTCTTTCTCTTGTAATAGTCTTGATCCGTTGCTGAATAGTTTAACGTTACATGGTTGTGTACCACGCTCACCATAACACAATTCTCTCAATACTCTTGTTATATCTTTAGTTCTTGGTTCAAGTAATGGTTCACCACCTATGACACTCACATGACTCCACACATATATTTTTGGTAATATATTTTCTATGTCTTCAATAAGTTGATCAATGTCTACTTTACTATTGGCACTCAACAAACTGCTGTTATGATTACATGCTCTGCATGCCAAGTTACATCCGTTGATCGTATGAATACTAAGAAGTCTGGTAGTAGGACGCTCCCTCTCCAGACTTGCTAGTTTTTCTTTTGTTATTGACTTGAAATTATCTGTCCAGAAACCTTTGAGTGATCTTATATATTTTACTTTAGATGCTAGGTCATTGATGTCATGATCTTTTAGACAAGCAGCAGCGAGTTTCTTTTCTTTGAAGTTAGATAGCAAGGAATTTTGCCCTCGAAGTTCTCTTCAAGTAATTTAGGTTCATGGCATTCCCTTTTAGTTTTTCCTTCATTGGTTTTGTAATCAACTTACCAACTGACTCAATCTCTATGCTATTTTCTTCACAGTAGTGACAAATTGCCTCAATGTAATTCATGTCTACATTATTTTGAACAAGGTTCTCAATGTCATTGGTAAATTTATCTTGACACAGGAACTTGTTCTTCAACACTGCTCTCATTTCATTTTTGGTTGCCATTTAATTTGTCCTCCACAAATTTTTCAATGTACTTGACTAATAGTTTCATATACTTAATCTTATCATACTCTTCGTAAACAGTCACCTCTCCATTCTCACAAGTCATGAGAATGACAAGTTTCTTTACAGGTATATCTGTCAGTTCGTAAAACATACAAGCATACGCTGCTGCCTGTACAAAATAATTCTCTATCCACTCTCTCGGTTTGGGTTTCGCTGCAGTTTTGAAATCAATAATGGATAACTCACCATTATACTCTGCTATACAATCAACAGTTCCAGCAACACCCAACTCATTGCTGTATAAACTTTTCTCTAGTGCGTAGATATTATTTATATTTTGTAACACTTTTTTCGACTGTGTGAACAGCATCTTAGTGCTAGGATTATCTAACTCTACCTCTTGATTGAGAAGGTGTTTCTCAATCAATTCGTGAGTTGCAGTGCCTCTTGATGTAGCACGTTTCGTAATTCTGTTTGCTTCCTTTTCACCAACTCTCTTCCTCCACTCTACAAATATGTGTTTGTTGAAGTGAGAGGTAACAGAGGTGATTGACACCATCGGTCTGTCATTGACATTGTAGTATCGAACTCCATCAATACTCTTCCTAGTAAGGGTAGGAAGATCACATTCTACATGATTGAACATTACATACCTAGTTCTATTTTTGAGGTGATGTAACTCTTGACAAGACCTGACCTGACAATATCATCGAGACCAAATTCAATTAGATCAAACTCTGGCATGCGTGTGATAATCTTTTGAAAATCAAGAATACCATTCTTCTCGTTTGTCTTGATCAAATCAGTTTGTGCAACGTCACCACAGAACATTATCTTGGTGTCTTCACCTACTCTTGTTATTATACTATCTAATTCATGAAAATTCAAGTTCTGTGACTCATCCACAATAACAATTGAATTGTCCAGTGTTGTACCTCTAATGAATGATGTAGACCAGAACGTTACACTTTCCTGTGCCTTAAGATTACCCCACAGCATCTCAAACTCATTGTCTGTAGGCAACTCAAACATATACTTTACCATATTTTTATATGGTATCTGATACAATGCTGATTTGTCCTCATGATCACCAGGCAAGAATCCTATCTCCCTTGTTGACACAAGTGACCTTACTAAAACAACCTTATTGTATGGTGTCATGGGATCAAGCACTTGTTTTAGTGCCTGATATAAGGTGATAAATGTTTTACCTGTGCCTGCTGCACCATAAAGAAAAAGATTTTTTCCCTCTTCATATGATGCGAAGGCATGTTTCTGGTTGGTTGTGATTGGTTGCACATCCACCATCATGTCAGAATTATATGGTTTCTTTCTTCTCATCTGTTTCGCAGTCAAACCAGCACCAACACTGGTGGACATCTTTTTTTTACGTGGCATGTTAGGTGTGTGTAATCTTTTGTGGTTTTACTTTTGAACCTGGCATCTCTGATACCCTTGATAGAACCTCGTTCCATCCTCCATCTGTTCTACTGTAAACGTCACCTGTAGCACTGACTACACCTCCTGACCCTTGAGACCAATCTTTGTCCCAGTCTGGATTATCTTTTCTCCACTGATCATACTCTTTCATTGACATCATGAGTTCTTTTGTCTCACCTGTCTTCATATTTTTGATTGGATATGTTGGCATGTGTTGTTGCGAGTGTTTTATTTAGAGATGATGACATTACGTCTACCACGCTCTTGGATAGCAGCACTGAAGTGTAAAGGTTTAGATGTACACATGTTGCATACTTTATCAGGTAGTCTACTTTGCTCACAAAATTTTGTCAACTCTTCATCACTACAGTCCACTGGAAGACCATCAACAAGATACTCTTGCCACTCTTCAGCATCACTCTGCTCTGTCACAGACAGTAGTTCTCGCAAGAAGGCGGTGTTAGGACACTTCCATAGTTTACCTTTGAATAGTTGTGTATTTGGACAAGAACATACCTTATAACTCTTTGCAATTCTACCCTGATTGTATGGATATACCTTACCATCTCTCTTCTTGATTGAATTAAACCACCTATCCTGACCTGTATGGTGTTCGGTCACCAGTACCTTAGGATGATTGAATTTCTTTATTATATCTTCCACTTCCTTGAGGTGTATACTTATTCTAAGATACACCTTTGGATCTTCTAATACTCTTCTGATCCAACCTTCATTCTGTAGGAGCAATAAGCCATTGGTATAGAGATAAACAAAAGAATTAGTATGTGATCTACATGCATCTACAATCTCCTCACATCTTGGATTTAGTAGGGGTTCACCGCCTATGACAGATACCCTTTCAATATCTAGTCTTGGTAAGATAGTTTCTATATCTTTTATCAGTGCATCAGTATCTAATCTACTTGTGGGTGCGAAGTAATTGCTGAAATGATTACATCCTTTACATGATAGATTACAACCAATGGTTGTGCTTACATCAAGTATTTTTAGAGTAGGCAAGGTATGCTGCTCCTATTGCTGTGCCACCATCATGTGCGACGGGCATGACACGCATGCGAACATCGAGTTCTTTTTGTAATTTGTAATTGACTACACAATTTAAGAAACATCCACCTGCAAGCACCAAATTCCTGTTAGGAAACATTTTTGCTAATTCAAGTGCCCTTTGCTCCCACTTTTGTTGTACATAATAGGCATCCTTTTTACCATATGCTGCCAGTCCCATAACTTTACCTGCGTCCTCAGGATGATATCCATAATTGACACATGCCTGTTGATATAATTTACCTATACCTACATCGTCTTCTGAAAAATATTTTCTATGTAATAATTTCCATGATGGAGCATCAAAGATAGACTCAATCTCTATACCATTCCTATGCTTTGATCCATTTGCATCTACCACTATTGCAACAGCGTCATCAAACCCTGAGTTATAAAAAGCAGAAGCAGCATGACACTTATGATGATCCTGTCTGAAATCATACACACCTGCATCTGGAAATATATTCTTGGCTAGTTTTATATCAAGAGAAGATAAAAGTTTTTTCGAGTGTTTTGTCCAATGCGAATCACATATTGCAATGGCATCTATATCATAGAATTGTTTTACATGTCTTAAGAGTGACCTTATGCAGGTATCTCTTTTCTTTCTGGTAATTCTCTCTGATTCTAGATAAAAATCTAGCTTCCCATTTCTTAGGACACATGCAGATCCATTGTTCGATACGTTCAACCCTAATACGGAAAAATTTGCGGAGATTTTTTTTCCAGTTTCATGTAAATCAAAAGTCATTTTCGCTCAGTATTTTATCGATAGCAAAGGTAAAAACTTTCTCTTCCCTCTTATCAATTGCACCTCTGGAAAATATAGGTAATCTATTTCACTTGATTCAAAACATTCTATTGCATCCTCTGGTGTCTCCACTAGAGGTTCACCTGCTAGGTTGAATGATGTATTGAACAAGATAGGTACATTAGTGAGTTGATAAAATGAATCGATCAGTTGATAATAGTTAGTGTTGTCTTTGAGTCCCACCGTCTGAACTCTACATGTATTATCTACATGTAGAACTGCAGGTATCTTATCATAAGTATGTGGTAGTGCATCAACAGCGTACATCATGAATGGAGACTCATCAAGTCCTGCCATGTCAAACCAATCATGTACGTGAGGTAAGAGAACACTACCTGCAAAAGGTCTGAATGATTCTCTTCGTTTTACTCTGTTGATTCTATCTTTACCGTTTGGATCTGTCGGATCATACAAGATAGATCGATTGCCCAGTGCTCTAGGTCCTGCCTCTGATCTTCCTTGAAATATTGCAACAACATTACGTTCCTGTATCAACTTAGCAACGTGCATGGTGTTTACTTTCTCACCCTTTATGTGTGATAAATCATACGAAGGACCTAAGTATAATGAATCAATCATCGTGGTCATCCCATGGATCTGCTAGTTCTTTATTGTCAAAGAACCCTTTGTAAATACCATACACTGCAAGAAGTACAGTGATAACTGCAATTGAAATACCAAAAGTATAGTTTGGATTCAATGTAAGGTGTGGAATAAGAGGTGTCTCACAAGTCCATGTATCTGGTAAAAAGTATACTGGTGGACAGGAAAGAAAAATCATAAGTTATACCCAATTAGGTTTGCGTGATGGGTCACGTAAGTAATTAGTAGAGACCCATGGTTTACTAGCGATATAATACTTATATGCAGTAAAAATATCGATAGTTGTATCGAACTTGAATTCATCAGGACCTGCAAAAACAAAAGGTGTATGCTTGGTATGGTCTGCTGATGGTAAGAGATGAGTTGTTTCTAGTAGTGGTCTATAACAAGAATGAATCTTACCGTATCTATGTGTGTACTCAGCACACAAAGCAAGACCATGTGTGAGTAACCACCATGCATTTGTTAGAGAATCATTTGCCCACTTAGTGCATGGATGATTACGAAATGCACCTCTCTCTGTCTGATATGGTTGTCCATCATTACGATATATTTTCCCATAATTATGACCCCACTTCTCAGAACAAACAATAGAAAGCATTTGACATGTCTCTAGTGGCATCTTGACAACGTGTTTGTCAGGCAAGCACTGTGCCGATGCGGTGGGGTCTGGGTCTGTCACAAAAATGTTCATAATATTCAAGTAATGCTGAACCAATTGCAATCCCACCGTCGTATGCGATGGGATCGACGTAAAGATTTACGTCTGTATTCTTCACTATACCATAATTTGACACACAATTCAAGAAAAAACCACCAGAAACACACACATTCTTTTTATTTGTAAGTTCCACTGCCTTTCTTATCATGAATAGAGCATGTCTTTCAGCAGATTTCTGTAAATTATATGCCAAGTCCTCAGGTGAAAGTTTAGGACCGACATATGCTGTGCTGTGTCCCTCTGGTATGAGTTGTGTGCTGCATAAACTGTGACCATACTCTTCATTAAAAAGATTGACATCACCGCTACCATATGCAGACAAACCCATGGTTTTACCTGCCTCTATCTCATCAAACCCACAGTAACGTGAGACCCTTCTATATGCTTGTCCAACGCTTGTCCTATTACTATAGAGATTTCCATCTATCCAATGCGGTTCTCCTTCTTCAGCACTCTTCTGCTCACTGTAAAAGGTGGAGTAATGTTTGAATACTGGTGTCATATTATCATAGATGCTTTCAGTCTCACAATATCCATCGTAATATGATCCTTTACCATCCATTACAACCACTGCAGAGTCATGAAAAGGTGAGGTGTACCACACACTCGCAGCGTGGCAATCATGATGTCTATTTCTATAGTCTACAACAGGTACACCTTTTGATCTGACAATTTTGAGTAGGTAATTTTTTTGTTTTGTTCTTTCAAATGTGGTTTGTTTATTATATCGTGTAAAACAATCACATATGGTGACAACATCAACACTAGAATCAATATACTTATCGGCAAGAGTTTTCGCACTGATGTCTCGTTTGACTCTGGTGACACGTTCCTCCTCTAGATAAAAATCTACAACACCATCTTGTATGACTGCCAGCGAACCATTCTTTGCCAGATTGATGCCGACAATTCTAGTCACGTTCCCTCAAATTCTTCGTCATAATCCAATTCAACTGGTTGTATCTCATCGTATCTATAAGACTCAACATCTGAGTAAACTTCTGCCTTGAGTGCTGAGAGAAGCATCTCAAGGTCAGAAACTATAACTTTTAGTTTATCCTTGTCCATTATATCCCCTGTTCCAATGTTTTGGTGGTACAATTAGTCCACTTCTCAACTCATTGTGATTATCTTGTGGTAAAAACCTGTGCTGACAATCAGGGTGATTCCATGCAAATGAATATCGATGACAATTATTGATTTGTAATTTCATAACAGTCATGAACATGTTTTCTAGATCTGTAAGGTAATCTTCAAAAACTTTTTTTCTTTTTGTTGTGAGAGTTTCTTTAGATGATCCTGTTGGTGGACTGACAGATATCAATAAGTGAAGAGGTTTGTTTTGAAGTGTTGCTTTCACCAATGCCTTCAGTAAAGCACTTTGATCTGATTGAATATTAGACATAGAGATATTAAATACTTCTTCATCTTCATTGTGATAGTAATCCTCAAACCATTCAATACCATCAGACCATTTATCTGCATAACTTTTCATTGCCTCTGCACCATAGACTGTATATCTTACAGCAGGTGATACTTTATTATTCATGGTAAGATCAAGCATAAGAGTTTGTAAAATCTCACCTCTTTGTCTTGCATTCAAATGCTCTCCCAAATCATTTATGATGTCCCGTATCGTATCTCTGTCTGGATTATTCAAACGACTTGCAATATCTTGCACTGCTGCCTCTACATCTACTTTTTTTGGATTGTTATGTGCTATTACTTTTTGTACATTAGATTTGTTTGCATGCAAAATTCTAGAGATTTCATCGTCATATCTCATAAGTTGTATCATCCATCCACGTATGTCAATTTTTTTATCATTACATAGATAGAATCTATTGAATCCATTCATACATTTCATACCATCCACATCAACATATATCACTCTTCCTTCTTCTAGGTTGATACCATTTTCGATGATATCTTCTTTGATTAGGTTTGATCTAAAGTGACTAAATTTTTCTTTTCTGCCAGGATTGTGCCAACTTGTATCGATATCTTTTGCTAACATCATATGAGGTTCACCAACTAAGTGAGCACCTTTTATACCATATGTGCTTGGTTTATACTTCCAATTTTTTGGATCGCAATGCTCAGGTCTCCAAATGCTTGTGATAAATGCAGATAAGTTTGTTTGTGTTTCCATAATGAAGATGTTCAATAAAAATATTATAGCATAAAAATAGGAGAGGGCAACACCCTCTCCTTTCAGCAGCAGCATTACTTGGTTGCTGTTACCTTTAGACCACGATACATTAGTTCGTGTCTATTACGCTTTGCTGCTTCTGCAAGCACCTTTGCGTTGTACTCTTCAGCGTTGTACTCAACGCCACGGTAAGTGACTTTAGTCATTTGTTTTCTCCAAAGTAGTAGGGATTTTTGCCCCGTTCCT